TTTTTTTCTCCTATAGGTTGTAATTAGACCTGCATGCTTTTGGTCTACTATAATTATAGCATTAGTTATATTCTTTTTTAGACCAAAGATTTCTCTTGTACCATCCATACATTACAGATGCTACGTTATACCCTCTGCGTAAGTTGTCTTTTCTTAGCTCTGGATTTTCTACTGAATCCCACTTTTCTCTCTTAAATGGAATTATCTGATAAATTGGGGTTCCTCTAGGAACAACCCCCTCAAACCCTTCCTTAACAAAAAATGGTAGTCTTCCTGTAGGCATAAGGTCTTTATCGCAATCTACAACTCCACTTAAAGTCATGAATGGAAGGTTATATTGGTTTAATGGTTGAGTTATTAAAACACTATATCCTGGTGGAGTTTTAATTAAATAAGGATTATGCCAAACAAAATGTGTTTCATGATATCCAGCTGGTGCTGGCATTGGATAACTTGCTTCTGGACCCCTTACAGACAAAGGATTGTGTACCTGCTCAGTATCCATAGTCGATGTACCTATTGCTGCACCAGGCCACAATATTTCTGGGCCATTAGGACCTTGTGTAACCTGTAAGTCTGTCCAAAGTTCTGCCGTATAGCCAGTGAGCATTGTGTCCATAAAAGGAACACACGACTTCATTGCAACATTCATTCCAGTTCTATCAAGCTTTGGTTTGCCACCAAAGAATGCGGAGGCCTTTGAGTACCACTCTGGAATGTAATTCTTAGAAGGTCTTGGTATTGGCATAAACTCTTCGTGTGAAGAAAATTCTATAACTGGCATTACTTAGCCTTTGCGTATCCAGTCTTCTTCTTATTCATTGATCCTGGAAGCTTTCCTCCTGGACCTTTGTGATTAGCTTGGCGAATCTTTAATGCCGCCTCAATCTTTTTTAAGTGCTTTCCCATTTTTATTCCTTTACTAGTCTAAAGTAATGCTCAAGGCAAACATCTATTCCTGTATGTTCAGCTGAAGAGTATAGTCTTTCTGCTGGTCCATAACAGTCTTTAATCTGACATAAATCAAAATTAAAGGCATCTATGTCTCCACGAGATTTTATTTCTATATTCAATATGTTCCCTCCAGTTGATCTGGAGGAGTAGGTGCTGTCAACAATGTTCCACATTCTGCACACTTGCAGTCCAGCATATACATTTCAATTTCATATGTTTCTGGATCAAATACTGCATTTATATTGAGCATGGTGGAAGCACAGTTCGGGCAAGCCGCTGTTGGTATTCCACGCATGTCCAATGTCACTGTAGGATTAGTCCAAAATGCTTAGCGATTGATAATGTTGCAAGTAATGTCCACAGAATATTAAACCAAATGATTGTAGGCAACGTCTTTACTGTAGAAGACCAAATTAAAGCAAGGCTTGAGATCAAAGCAAAGATGTATAACCACCAAAACTGCTTACCAAGCAATAGCCCTGGAAAAATAATTGCAATCTTAGTCATGAATGCAAAAAATTCTACAGTGTTAGGCCTATTCCAATAAGACTTAAATCTCATTGTCTTTAGAGCTTCAATCCATTGTGTTCTAAACTTCATTACTCATTCTCCTTATGAAAGTTGTCTGTCAAATATTGGTAGTGTGTTGGCGCATTCTCTACAGCCTTTAGCCACTTCTTCTGAGACTTTTCTGTCCTAATGTAAAAGTCTCCAGCAGTTTTCTTATAATCTGTATCGTAATGATATTGCCAATAGCTTACAGAAATTGGATCAACAGGATAGTACTCGTGTCCAACTGCAATACAGTGGAATCCGCTGGTCATTATAACTGGATAAGACTGTTGAGTTGTTTTCATTTGCTGCTCTTCCTGATAAAGTCCTCCTACTGGAAGTTCTGCCAGATAAGGCTCAATCGGTCTTTCTGTCATATACTTCCAGAAAGAGGTATCTCTTCTTTGAGAAAGTACATAGTGGTATTCCAGGAATGAAGAGAAGAAATCAAAATGCTTTCTTACTGTAGCATTGTAGAAGTCAATGTCAATTCCATTTACATAGCCTCTACGCAAAAACTTTACAAGAGTGTTTGCTGATTCATGAATAAAGAATAGTCCATTACTTTCTAGTGGCTCAAGGAATGTGGCTGACAAACCAATTCCAACAACATTCTTTACCCAAGTTCTGCGATATGTTCCAGACTTAAATCTAATATCATTAAACTTAAGNGAATCATTAATTCTTTCTTCGCCAAATCTTTTTCTTAGNTATACCTTAAACTCTTCTAGAGCTTCTTCTGGTGTTGTAAANTTATCAGAGTATACNTAACCAGTTCCAATTCTTGAATAAAGTGGAGCATTCCATACCCAGCCATAACCTAGTGCGGTTGATTCTGTAAAGTTTTGGATTTCATTCTCTGCATCAACATACGGGATTTGAACAGCCCAAGTTCTATTAACTGGGAGCTTGTCAGCACAAGAGATAAATTCTTCTTGCATTGCTCCACCTAAAAGCATGCTTTTAAACCCTGTACAGTCGATAAAGAGGTCTGCTGTTATTTCTTGACCATCTTTTAATACAAGCTTTTCAACACCATCTTCATTTGTGACAACGTTTTCAACGTGTCCAAGTACGTGCTTTACACCTCTTGGCTTTGAATATTTATCTGCTAGCCAGTCTGCAAATTTAATTGCATCAAAATGTAGTGCAAAATCTCTTTCTAGGGTAAAGTCTTCAAGCTCACGCTTTTTAGGGTTCATGATCTTGTTTGTTTCTAGCAATACAGATTGTGGAAATAGTGATTCCACATAGCTTTGTGTTGTTGTTTCTGGGACATAATGCTTTAACATATGCCAATCGTTAGCATTTGGAAGTGTTGTATTGCCTAGAAAAGGGTGTCCAAAAGGATAATGGAATCCCCCGTCTCCAACTTTGTGGAAATCTGTAAATTTAATACTTAGTTTAAAAGAAGCATCTGTATACTTCATAAAATCTTTATAATCAATATCAATTGTTCTTAGCCATGCAGGTAGTCCTGCCAAGGTGCTTTCTCCAACACCAATCCTTGGTGTGTCTGGGCTTTCTACTAAAACAATTTCTTTTTCTGGGAAATTGTGGATTAGTGTTGCTGCGGTCATCCAACCAGCAGAACCTCCGCCTAAAATTACTACCTTATCTACCTTATTCATTTAAATTCTTTCTCTAATAGTTAAAACTGGGGATACTATAATCATTATATAATATCCCCAGCCTTGTTGTCAATAGTAATTAACTATTTATTACTTCTTTAGTGCAACCTTGGCCTTTGGATTCTTAGCGTTCCACTTTCTTGCCAAAGCATTGTACTCTGCAACATATGTTGCACGAGCAAGGTCTGCTGCTGCCTTTGCTGTTGCTGCATCGGCTGTTGCCTTTGCTGCTGCTGAGTCTGCTGCTGCCTTATCTGCTGCACGTCCAGCCTTTTCTGCTGCAAGTGCTGCATTTGCTACTGCAAGTTCTGCAATCTTTGCTGCAAGTTCTCCTGCAAGATCACGAACTGTAATTGTTGCAGTTACTGCACCTACTGGTGTTGAAAGACCAGTCACTGCTGTTGCAACTGTTGCGTATGCTGTAACAACAACTGAACCTGAAGCAGGAAGCGTTAGTGTTTGTTCCTTTGTTCCAAGTGTTGCTGTTGCTGTATCTGTTGTAAGAGCTGTTGCTGTTGCAACGCCATTTGAAGATACTAGAGTGTTAATTGTTGCTCCACCCTTAGCGTTTCCAAATACATCGTATCCAGTTACCTTAAGTGTTGCTGTTGTGCCTGCTGCTCCAGATGTTGGCGCAGTCAAGGCGATTGAGTTTAGGGCACCTGCTTGTCCCTGAACATAGTAAACTGTTGTAGTTCCAGCACGAGTAATCGATACTGTTCCTACTGCTGTACTTTTAGTATATACATAAAAGTCTGCTGAGTTTCCAGTTCCTGTTGAAATGGAAAGCGTTGAAGATCCGCTTGATGCGGTTACTGGTGCTGCTGATGTTGCTAGAGCAGGTACAATTGTTGCATTTGTTGCAACAGCTGTTACTACTGTTCCAGTATCTACAGAAGTTACAGCAATCTTCAATGCGTCTGCTGCATCGATGCTGTTGTCTGCTGGCACTGGTAGTGATACAGGAGTTCCTACTACTGTTCCACCTGTTGCTGCAGATCCCGCCACCGTTAGTGTGACAGTTCCAGCGTTAGCCTTAGCTGCTGGCGATACAAGCATTGTGCTAGTCAGGGCTGCAGCGATGATTAGCGATACTTTCTTGAATGAGTTCATTCTTTCTCCTTAGTTTATCTGCCTCTTTGTGAGCACAGAATTTTAAATGTATTCTGCCAATTCTTTTAGCAGAACATGTTTCGGTTTTGCACCAATAATTGTAGTTACTGGTTGTCCATCTTTAAACAAGATCATGGTTGGGATTGAAGCCACACCATAATCTTTTGGCTTAATTTGGTTATCATCAATGTTAACCTTAGCCACTAGCAGATTTTTTTCTTGAGAAATCTCATCTAGAATTGGTGAAACCTTTTTACAAGGACCACACCATTCTGCCCAAAAATCTACCAAAACTATTTTGTTTTCAGCAATAACAACATCAAAGTTTGCGTCAGTAACAATCACTTAGTCATTCTCCTGTGCTCTTTGATATTGTTCTAGTTCGTTCTGAATGTCCCAGAAATCTTTCATTACCCTGTCATATCTATCAAGTATAGGTTGAGGGATGTCTACGAGCTCTGTTTCAAAAGAACTGTCAGGTTCAATGATATCATATATTGCTGAATTTACAAGTGCTATCTTAGGCATTATCCTTAGACTGCTCTTCTTCCTGCTTAACCTGCTCTGCTGCAGCGTTAAACTTTTCCATAAAGCGCTGGACAACAAAATATGTTGCCTCTGAAGCGTTACCGCCCAGTACGGCAATTGCCTGCTCGTCCTTCTGTTGCTCTTCTGGCATTTGATTAAACCACTTTTGGTAAAGCTCAACAACAATATCTGCCACAATTCCTTCCAGCATTGACTGTTGTTTTTCAATCATTGGATCTTTTTCCATTATTTTGTCGCCTTTTCTATATTAATTAAAGATCCATTCTTTACCTTAGCATTACTTGTTAATGTAGATGTGGTCTTTAATAGTGTATAAATTTGATCATAAGTTAAGTTTGGCTTAACCATTTTTACTGTTGCCCAATGCACTGCTGCACTTTGCACCGATGCAGATGTTCCAGCAACGGTTGTTTGTGTTCCACCTGGAAGAATTGCTTTTACTGTTCCTGGTGTATAGAAATCAACTTGCAATGGTGTTCCATTGCTATAAGTATTGATATTATTAAATTTATCAACAGCACCAATTGTTACTGCTTGTGGAATGCATGCTGGATAATCAACTCTTGTAATGTCCGCATTATTTCCTGCTGGTAGCATTAAAGGAATATTAATAGACTTTAATGTGTCAATATATTTAATTAGATTGCTCTTTGGGCATAGAATATTATAGGTAGCAAGGTCGTGATTTCCTTGGCTCATCGCTACTGCTGCAATTCCATACTTATCCTTGTTTGCAATTACCCAGTCTAAAGCCTTTACCACTGAAGCTTCTGTTGTGCTTGCACGGTAACCTTCCTTAGTTAAACCAACAATACGAATAAAAATTATCTTGACATTGGCATTTGCGTTTACCGCAATTGAAGCCATTTGTGTACCATGATTAAAAGAAGAAGATTTTAAAGCTGTAAAAGGAATTGTTGATGCTGATCCAGGACCTTCCTGAAAACCAGTTCCATTTGGACAAAGATTCCATTCCATTGCACAAACTTCTTGTATAAGTCTTCCATTAAAAATTGGAAGTGATGCATCAATTGCTGTATCAATAACAACTACTGATGTTTTAGTTGGCTCAGCATGAGCCGTGACTGCAGTATATCCTGCTGTAGTACTTGCTGTAATTAATATGGCTACAAGAGCCTTAGTTATTTTATTCATGTCTCTATTCTATAAAATGAGTAGGGGTTTGTCAATAGTTTAAAGCTCTATATAATGATAGGGGGGACATACTCCTATGGAGAACTGTGATGCCGATGCTAAGGCTATCTCAAGCCTCTTAAATGGGTCTCTCATGGTTTGAGTAGAGTAAAGAGATCCTAGGGCAAAATCCATTCCAATTCCTTCTGCATAATAAGGAAGGATGTTTTCTCCAATCTGAAAGTCGTCATCCATATAGAACAATCTTCCAGTTCCTTTTACCCCAATTAAAAATACTCCGCCACTGTCTTCATTTTCAGACTGATTACCAATATTTCCGTATCCGCCAGACTTAAATGCTTCTTTAACAGATTCTACAAATTTAGTTCTCATAAATTTGTCTAGGGTTCTAGAGTTTCCAGTAAATTTTGGTGGTGTCCAGTCGTATTGAAGAATTTGCCCCATTCTAAAAGAATCGGTAAAAGCTATTCCATACTGTCCAACCATAAATACTTTTGGATTTTTTTGTGCAAAGATATGTCCGCCTGCAACATCAACTGCCGATGAGTCAGAGCCCATGTAGATTTTACCCGACTTTACCAACCCAACGACGCATGTCATCTTTTATGTAATCTTCCTTGATCTAGGCTTTGCTGCTTTATTAAGAAGTTGTATTAAGTTCTCTACCTTTTGTTCTTGCAGGTATTGATTGATTCTAATTTTAAGAACCAGTAGCAAGATGATTGGAATTAAAAGATCCTGCCCAGTTTTCCACCTGTGCCACATAAACCACACAATGAAAATATTTGTTACTATGGTCAGCCCAAGGCCATACCACTTAAGTCTTTTCTCAGATATCATAGTACCATTCTATAATATTTAAAATTCGATGTCCAGTCTAATTAATGTATTTTTAATTTAGACAGTAATTCGCTTAATTCATAGTTAACTTTGGCTAATTTCTCAAGAGTTTCATAGTATTTAGCCTGCCAAACTAATAATTCATTTTCAGAGACCAGCAGCTTATTTTTAAGTTTTTCCAGCTCAAGCCTGAGCTCAACCTTGCTGTGGTCTATCTCATTTTGATACAATTTTTCAGATTTTCTTTTCCCAAGAAACTCTATAAATCTTGCGCCAGTGCCACCCAATACTGCCATAAGCAGCATTAATATCATTTGTTCTCTTGTCATTGGCATATATTAATTATACCAACAAATGTATACTAAACTAGCAACTCATCTGCTAATATTGGTTGACCAATATATCTCTTTTTAATTATATATTCTTTAACATGATCAGATCCAAATTGTCTTCCAGCCAAAATAACTACCCAGCGTGGCTCAAACTTAGATACAATACATGTCTCGCACATTAACAAGTTAATTGTTAATAGCGCTGATTTTCTTGTATTTAGTTTATTCTTGCTTTTGCTGCAAGAGTAACATAAAATCTTTTCCATTATTCTTCCTCTACATGTGACAATACGAATTCATCCATTATAGTAAATTCGCTATTCTCTACAAGCTCTTCATAATCTATTCCGTCCTTGGTGTATCTCACCACTGACGCATACGTTCCAAGAGACTCTACGTCCCCATATACCTGATCTTCGTGCAAAAATACAATACAAACTTTATCGTAATATTCTTTCACCTTTTGCTCCCTCAAGTTCAACACGAACCCCGTAGGATTCTAGTACACGTTTTACCATTTCAATGTAGTCAATGATTCTCATTCTTTCAGAATCGCCATACTGCATGAAATTTCCTTCATATAACCTAATNGCCAAAAATTCTGGAAACTTAACTATGTCCATTTGTAGTCCATGAACTGGTTGCTTAAGTTCTCTTACTTTTGTAGCCATTTCTTTGGTATAGAAAACTGGTTTATTTAATTCGCCTGTCCACTGATTAATGTCCATGCTTCACCTTAAACCTATTCCATACTTCTTCTGTTTTATGAATATTACGTGCTTTGTCTGTTGAACCAGAGTTTAAGTATATCCCGCCCCATACTCCGTATTCATTGTTTTCAATTCCAGCTCTTAAACAATCTTTTGCTACTGGACATGTTAAACAACATTCGTCTACACTTTTTGCTATATTAAAATCTGCTTCATACTTATCGTAAAATAAGTTTGTGTCCATCCCATTGCATGCCGCAAGATGCCACCATTCAAAATCATCTGGGTCTACGCCTAGACTACTTAATATATTTGACATATCTGTCAGGGAGATCCCAATCTCCGCCATTAGTTAAAGGGAATCTGTTGGTCAGTCCCCAAGTATTGTTTCTAAACATTCCTCTTTTGTTTGAAAAACCTGTTGCATCTTTCTTCCAAACAATTAAAGTATATCCATCCCAAAAAGCTTCTTGATAATCTGTCTTAAAGTTTTTAATAAATTGATTAACTTTGTTTTCCTTGATGTTCATNTTTTCCTTTTCTTTTGCTGGCCCACCTGGACTCGAACCAGGGACCTAGAAGTTAACAGCTTCCCGCTCTGCCGACTGAGCTATGAGCCAATAGCAAAGCCCCGTAGTATCTATTATACTGTTTGCTACGGGGCCTTGTCAATCAAATTTCAATTAATTTTTGTAATTTTTTTAATATTTACTGCTTTTACCTCTTGGTCAGTACCAATAATATCTTTTACATAGTCTGCAGCATCTTCGGCAGAAAATGCCTCTATTTCTAGATCTGCTTCTATTTTTACCTTATATTGGTCCATGTATATATTATACTACTTTTGAGCTTTTTTATCTACTGCTGAAAATGCATTATTAATTTCATCAATAGTTAGCTTTCCATCATCTAGGAATCCACGAGCTAGCTTTTCAACAACTGTTGCTACCCCTAATGTTCCTGCAAGAATGACAGCCTTATATGTTTCAATTCCGACTACTGCTCCTGCTCCAATTACTGAAAGCCCTGATGCTGCAAATACAGCAACAATTCTCATAAAAATATTATTAATGCTTGCAATTGCTCCAGATCCAACCTGTGTTGGCTCTTCAATATGTGCTTTTGCCATTTTTAATCCTCCCTATTTCTGATCGGACTTGTAATTATCCAAAGAGCAGTTGTTGCCATAATTCCATAACCAACAACAGTCTTTGCACTTCCGTCCAGAACTACCCAAGCAATAAACATTCCGAGAAGCGTCCATGCTTGGTCAACCATATCCTTTAAGATATTTTTTATTATTCTTACCATCTTCTTCCTCCTCGTGAACCTGGTGAATTAGCTCCTGAGCCTCCACCAGAACTTCCTCCTCCGCCTGTGCCACCTCCAGTGGCGCCTCCTGCTGCCGCTCCTACTGCATTAATAGCGGCACCTGCTGCAACAACTGTAGCAACAACCATATCTGTTGCTTCTTCTCTTTCTTCTTCAGTCATATCTGCACCAATGCTTCCAAGAGCTGCTATTGCCGCTGCTGGATTAGTAAATAATTCTTCTACCAAAGCTGCTGGATTTTGCACAAGCTCAACTTGTGCAGCGACAGCTGCAGTAATTACAAGAGCGTTTCCATTTTCATCTGTACGAACTTCAACTGGTGTTGACGGCGGCAGATCTGAATAAGAAACTCCTGCTGCTTTAATTTCTGCTACTGAAATAGATTCTCCTGGAGCAAGATTTTCTATAAGTTTTTCTACTACAACTTCTTTTTGCTCTTCAGTTAGTTTGCCTTCTTCTGCTGCTTTCTTTAATGCTTCTTCTTCTGCCTTAGCTTTTTCTGCCTCCGCAGCCTTTGCTTCAGCTTCTGCTTTTGCATCTGCCTCTGCTTGCGCCTTAGCTTCTGCCTCAGCCTTTGCGTTTGCTTCCTCTTGAGCCTTGGCCTCTGCTTCAGCCTTTGCATCTGCCTCTGCTTGCGCTGCTGCTTCTGCCTCTGCTGCTAGTCTATCCGCTTCTGCTTTTGCATCTGCCTCTGCTTTTTCTTTTGCTTCTGCTTCAGCTTTAGCTGCTGCTTCTTCTGCAGCTATACGATCAGCTTCTGCTTTAGCAGCGGCTTCTTCTGCTGCTATACGGTCTGCTTCTGCTTTAGCAGCAGCTTCGGCTGCTGCTTTGGCTTCTGCTTCTGCTTTTGCAGCAGCTTCGGCTGCTGCTTTGGCTTCTGCTTCTGCTTTAACTCTTGCTGCTTCTGCAGCTGCTGCTTGTGCAGCTGCTTGTTGTGCTGCAGCTTCCGCTGCTGCCGCTTCTTGTGCTGCTTGTGCTGCTGCAGCTGCGGCTGCGGCATTTGCAGCGGCTTGAGCTGCTGCTTGTTGCTCTGCATAATAATTAACTGTAACTTGTGCTGCATTTGTCATTGCAGTAACTGCTTCATTTACTTTAGTTGTTGCTACATTAGCCAATGTATCTGCTGTCTGTACAGCTATTGATAGATTCTGATTTGCAGTTGCAAGGTTCTGTTGCTCTGTTGACAGGGTTTCATTAGCATTTGTTAAAGTTGTTTGAGCAGCTGTTAGATTTGTCTCTGCTACTACTTTTTCTGCTGTGACAGTTGTTAATACTGCTGTGCTAGCAGCAAGGTCTGTAGTTGCTGCTTGTAATGCTGCTATTTGCTGTGGTGTAGCAGATGATGTTGAAAACTCTGATGCTGGAATCACTTCCCAGGTTGAGCCATTATATCTACGTAGAGATACGGCTGCTCCACCACCATTTTCGTAATACCACATCTCAAATGTCTTTCCAATACCAGCAGTAGTTTCAACATCTGCTGTGGATCCTCCTCCACCCTTGTCAAACCAGTCATTAATGACTGTTTGTCCGTCTAACTTTAAAAGAACTCCGTCATCAGCAGGTGCCGTAATGTATTGCGTTCCAGTAGTTTGTGGGGTCCAGATACCATCCCATTTAACTTGAAATCCTTCTGTAATTGTTGTAGTTGCTTGTTTAGTTGCAGATACATTGTCTACTCCGTAGTAGTCCCAGTTTGCGGGTATATTTATAGATGCAATCTTTTTGCCTTCTGGGGCAGTAATAACTTCTTGATGTACATAGCTAGGGTATGTTGAGTTAACATTATCCTGAATACTAAAAGTGCTTGTAGTTCCATCAGTGTATGTAACCACTGCATTATGATCTCCATTTTTAGCAAATACTTGAAAACTTGCAGAAACTGTATTTGCTGGCATTGTTATAAGAGTATCTGCAGTTGATCCTCTAAGAGTTAAGGATGGATCTTGTCCAGGACCAGGAAATCCAATAGACCCAATGTATACTTCATTATTATTTGTAGTTGAGACTGGAGTTCCATTTACTGTAATTCCTATCTCAGTGTTTAATCTATTATTAGCAAAGGTTTCGGTTACTGTTGTTGTTCCGCCATTTACTGTTGGCCCCCCGCTTGCCCATTGTTCGTTAATTCCATTTGTATCTTTTCCAGTGTAAACAACAGTTCCTTCTCCAACTGTAGGAGAAGCTCCATTATCTGCGCTATCAATAACTGTTACATTTAGTCCAGGAGATGTATTTGCATTCACTACTGCTGTGGCAGATTCTACTATATCTGTCTTTACTTCTACCACTGCTGTCTGTGATTCTACTGCTGCTGTTGCTGTAGCTAGGGTGGTAGATGCTGTAGCGACTGTTGCTGTAGCTGACTCAACCACCGTCACTGCTGTGGCTACAACCGCTGTTTGTGACTCAACATTAGTCTGTGCAACTGTAGCAACGGCTACGGCTGTCTCTGCAGACTGGATTGCAGTATTTGCTTCTGAAACCTTTACTGTTGCCTCTGCTACTGCTGTAGCTATAGGTTCTTGGGTAGTAGCAATTGTAGTTGCTGCTTGAACATTTGTATTTGGCACATTAGCCTGAATAGTTGTTACAATAGTTGTTGCTTGAGTTTCAGCAGCCTGTTGCAGAGTTGTTTGAGCTGCCTCTATTTTTTCTGCAACGATCTCAACTGTAACAGGAGTGGTTGCTGTGGCGGTATCTGAAGATGGATTTGCTGGCGTTACTTGAACTGTAACCTCTTCAGCATGTGCATTAGTTGGCCCAAAAAGGAAAAGCCAGCCTATAACAATAAGGCTGGTTAAGAGAAGTTTAACCTTTCCAGTCAACTAGGACTCTCCTATGTAATGCAAATTTTGTTTACATTACAATTATAGCATGTAGCTATTTAGGATTATCTGTTTTATAAAAGCCAGAACCTTTAAACTGAATACCAAAAGATCCGTAAACTTTAGTCATGTTGTATCCACACTTTTCACAAACCTCTAAAGAGTCTGCTTGTTCAAAAGACTTTATAATCTCTTTTGTCACATCACACTGAATGCAAGAATACTCGTATGTAGGCATTACTTACCGCTCTTTTTTCTCTTTTCAGCTAAAGCAGCAAAGTCTTTAACCTTTGTATCTCCCATGTAGCCCCAAGCATATCCTTCTTCAATCATAATCTCATTAATAGACTTTGTTGCTCCGTCAATGTAAACCCAGCCAAGTATGCGTCCATATTTTTCTGAAGAATCTGGAAGTTCCGTTTTAATGACAACATCCTTAGCGTCTTTTAACTGTTTCTTTAGGTATTCTTTTGACTCAAGCCCTAGTGTCTTTTCAAACTTATCCGTGGTGCGAGACTCTGGAGTATCTATACCAGCCATTCTAACTCTTTTAGCCAAAGAGATGTCGAACCCTAGGTCGATATCTGCATCAATTGTATCTCCGTCTACAACATTTAAAACTTTCTTTACTCTATACTCATACATTTTGCATTGCCCCTAACTTATTTTTCATAGCCCAATCAAATTTTGTCCAGAAAACAGACCAGGTATATCTGATTCCTTCTTCCATCATTTTTACTCCATGTAGGTGATCTTGGTTTCCTTCAAATGCTATAAGCATTCCAGGCTCTGGACGAATTTCCCAATCCCATTGAGGCATATATAGCTCTCCACCAACATAATCCTCATTAAAATAAACTAAAGAAGAAAAATGTTTATCGTTAAAACCCATTTCAAATTTTTCTAACCTGTCTTTAGGAAGGTTATATTTTTCTAGCATTTCAAAATCGTGTTCTTCTGAAGAATCATAATAATCTATGTGTGGGAGTTGTTCTCTTCCTGGTCTCCATCTATGTAAGCCAGATAGCTGCAAAATTAAATGATTATTAAATCTTTTCTCCATAAGCTTTTTTATCTTATATTCTTGTTCTATTAACATTTCATGTGGTAGATATGGATAAGTTTTTTTTGCATCAACTCTAGATGTCAAACCTAGTGTCATTCCGTCCCAATTTTTGTGAGATTGTTCACGAAAATCTTCATTAATAGAAAACCCTTTTTTTCTTTTTTCTTCTGCTTCTATGTACCAATCTTCTTCTGATACATTTTTTAGAATATTTAGAACTAAACTTACCTGATCTTTATCCAAAAAATCTTTAATGATTAGAACATTTGGGTTTTGCAAATCAATAATTTCCATGACTCTCCAATTTTAAAATGAGCCGTTTACGTGGACAATGCTCAGGTCCCTCATGCCCACTAAAAGTGGTGCACAATATAAGTATACCTTATGCAAATAAGGTTGTCTAGTGTTTTACTTGATTTTAATTGATTTTGGCTTTTTGTCTTCAGGAACAATACGCTCTAATGAGATCTTGAGCATACCATTTTCCGCAACCGCCCCAGTTACCTCAATAAATTCACCTAGGGCAAATTCACGAGTAAACTTTCTTGTTGCAATTCCACGGTGAGCATATTTTGGCTCATCCTTAGTNTCCTTGATTTCTCCCTTTACGGTNAGAACCTGTTCCTTTACTGAAACTTCAAGGTCTTCCTTTGCAAATCCCGCAACCGCAAGTTCGATAAAGAATACATCTTCATCATCTGTTGTAATTACGTTATAAGGTGGATAGTTTGTTCCTGTAGCGTGGGTGTGAATTCTTGACAACTTGTCAAAGTCACGATTAAACCCGATAAAAAATGGATCATTAAAAAAATCCATAGCAAATTGTGTTACCATTTTATTTCTCCTTTTTAAGCAAATAAATTAATATACGGGCCCCCGAAGGCGACCCGTATATTATTATAGCAAAACTTACTTCTTCTTTGCAACTGCCTTCTTAACTGGAGCTGCCTTCTTTGCTGGAGCTGCGGCCTTCTTAGCTGCTGGCTTAGCAGCTGGTGCTGGTGCATCCCAATCTGGTCTTGCAACTGACATTACAAGGCTGTAAGCTCTCTTCTTCTTAAATACTCCGTCTCCATTTGCCTGTGATCCCTTTGAATCTCCAGATGTATTTCCTTCGTAAGTAATAAGATTCTTTCCATCATTTGAAATTACAATGCCAACATGCTCTGTGTCAGTTGGTGTCTTATCAAAGTTAAAGAATACTACGTCTCCTGCTTGTGCTTGCCCAATCGGAACAATTCTCTTGTTCTTTGCAAACCACTGTGCTCCTGCATCGCAAGATGCAAAGCCCTTCTTTGTAGATGCTGCAACTAGGTGTACTAGACCTGCATCATCAAAACAACCTGATACGAACATTGCACACCATGGCTGGTTATTCATACCATAGCGCTTTCCAAAAATTGTATCGTTGTTTGGTCCTTCTGTGTATCCCTCTTCAGCATACTTTCTGGCTGCTGCCAAAACCTTTACTGCATTTGGGTGTCTTGTTTCTTCTGCCATTTTTTCCTCCTATGGAATTGATTAATTTAATTATAGCATTTTGCGCCCCTGGAAGGAATCGAACCTCCGACGCAGACCTTAGAAGAGTCTCGCTCTATCCGCTGAGCTACAAGGGCAAAAGTAAAGGCTAACAAGCGTTAGCCTTTACGTAACCATAATCATCCCAAGGTAGCGAGCCCGAATGCGTAGGGGGGTTAGCTCCTACAGGATAATTATATTACGTTTTTTTTAAAAACTCATTTAATTGTTTGGTATATCTTTTTCTACATCCATTGGAAGAAGCCCAAAAGATTTTGCAACCTTCATGCCTTCTTCGCTCAAGGAAAATGTGGCCTCTAGATTTTCGTCATANTCTACGGACATAAGCCCTTTTTCATAAAGCGCCACTAAAGTTTCGTCTATATGATTAACATGAGCTGCCCAAAGTTCTGGAGCTAACTCTTTTGCCGCTTCCGTAATGCTTAATATAAATTCTCCACTTTCATCAACACCAGCAACTTCAATAGCGCCAATTTCAATGTAGTGATCTAGATCTGACATATTGTCTTCCACTTCTTTCTCCTTGTGCGGTAGGTAGGACTCGAACCTACGATTACCGAATTATGAGTTCGGGGCTTTAACCGACTAAGCTACTACCACGTAGCNTAATTATACGTTTGCCTCATCACTCTTGTCAATAGTTGATTCAACAACTTGCTGTACATATTCAGAAAAATGCTTTCTAATACTTCCAGTTGGTCTAGAACCAATTTGCTTCCATATCCTAGTATACTCCAACACGTTTGCGTATGTAGTAGGACACATCATGGTTCCATTAAATTCACGTAAAACTGTAGGAAGCGGAACATGCTTTCCACAGCACTTGCATTCTTTTGCTCTCTCTTGGTATATATTTGTCATATTGTCATCATTCTTCCTATTGCGTCCTGCAAGTCATTTGGCATAGATTTAGGTGGCTTAATAAGATTAAATGATTCTTCTTTAGCCTCNCCAAAGTCTGCGTCATAACTCATNGATTCATATGTATGAACCCTAATCTCTCTATCCGTTGGAACCAAAGACCTTGAAATAGCATTGTATATTGATCCACAAACTGCGTCAGACAAGTCTTTAGAGCCTTTTCTTGGGTGATCTACTTTATCTCTCATAATTCTAAGCTGAAGCAATTCATCAATAAGCAATGGTATGTGAGGACCCTTAACTCTTTCCTCTAGCACAACCATTGCCATGTCATCGTAATGCTTTTTAGCGACAGATAGAATCTCTGTATTGATGCCGTATTGTTTTAGTTGTTGCATCATATCATGAGAGTTCCATCTGTCAAACGTACATATTCTTATATTAAATCCAGCACTCTTCAAAGACAAGATATAGTCTTTAACCTCTGTAAAATCTACAGACTTATCAGATGTTGGGGTCCAATACATTACTGCATCAACCTCAACAACTGGTGCTGGCTGAGAATATTCATTTGTAACCCTTACGTTAACCCAGTCACGAACATGTGCTAGAGAAACTGCACAGTGGTCATGCTTTTGTGCAAGGTCTACGTGGATAAAGTAATCTGTGCCCTCTTGTGGCTTAAACCAATTCTCCAGTCTTCCAAACTTATCTACTGCAATTCCAGTATTGCTAAATGCTTTTTCAACTTTNTCTCTTGACTTAAAAAAAGCATCTACAGCTTCTGGCGGCATGCATGCAAATCTTCCAAGTGCATCTAATGGATTTCTATAAAAATCAACCTTAAAGTCTTCAATCTTTTTTGTTGGATTCACTTCCCATGTTGGCCTTTTAAGCGCATATGTTTTTGGATATTTATATGCCTTAATGTGATCTTCTTCCCATTCAACAGTTACTTCATTTCCTTCAATTCCGTCTGGAAGATCTTCGTCCATCTTTAAAACTTTAGTTTGAATTACAGTTTCTTTTTCTGCAATTACGGATTCATAAAACTTTTGAATTGGGTCGTTTTTAAAGCGTGGAAAAGATAGAAGAATAACTTTTCCAAAGTCTGGGAAACGTGACATAACTGAGGCACGATACATGTCATATATAGCGTCAGCTGTTTTTGCTTGATCGTGACCAGTTGTATTTTCTGTAGCAAATCCTGAAATTTCATCAAGGATAACTATAATTACGTTATATCCTTCCCAAGCTTCTCTTTCAGAGTGACCTGAGTGAACAGTAATAGCTTTATCAAACTTCATTTCTGAAGCTTTAGATTCATATTTTCCAGCAAACCATGGTGAGCGATCAATTCTAGTTTTAAATCCTTTAAAGAAAACATTGTTTGCCTGCTGTGCGTTAATAGCAATGTTTAGAATATCAATTGAGTCTCCAGGAGGCTTGCCATAATATGTTGCTGGATCTTTTAGACATAGTAACAAATAAACTATATATGCGGTTGCTATTGTAGAAGAGTAGTCTTTTCCTGAACCCTTACCAAGCTGTGCTATAACTTCATTACAAGTTTGCTTAAACATTCTTCCGCCCTCTTCTTCACCAAAGAGCTTCTTCAATGTTGATTCTTTATAAATCTGTGAAGACTTTTCAATTAAAGTGTATTGGTATTCGGATAGCGGTGGTAAGCCTAAATAGTCTGGGCTAGTAACAAATGTTCTTAAATCTACTGGACGCTCATCAAACTCTTCGCCATCGAGCATGTCAATAAGATCACTAAAATCAAATGACATCTCGCTCCTCTACTATTTGTACAGGCTCTACTACTCCAGTTATCTGCGAAAGTCTACGTGCTACATCCATTTTGCAATTTGGGCATGTGGCTGTAACCTCTTTTAATATGCCAACAAGGATCTCTTGCTTGCGTTCTGTGTCTGCAATCTGCCCTGCCAGCTCTGCATTGTCAAGCAGTCCTACCTGCTGAAGCATTCCAATTCTTTTTGTTTCAATGTCCGCAATTAGCTTTAGCGCCCCAGCTTTTACGCTAAGCTGTCCTTGGGTGTCTGCATCCTCAACAGTTTTCCATGCCTCTTTAATAAGCATTGCATAATGTTGATCAGCGCCAGATACGGCTTCTTTAGCCCTCTCTCTAGCGTTCTGATCATTGTGTACGACTGACTTCCACTCATCAATTAGCTCAACAACTTCTGCTCTTTTAAAACCAGTCAGGGTAGCAATTTGGGTGGGGTTATTTCCTTTAAGTAGTTCAGAAACTACTTTGTTCATGCGGTCAAAATGATCCGCTAACTCTATCTCAGCCATTATTATATTATACTTTTAGTCGACTAAAATGTCAATTGAGTTGAGCCTTTGCAATCTTATATAAAACCAAATATCCAATTAAATCATCAATATCGTTATCTCCAGCATAGCCTTGATTATGCATAACTCTATTTAATTTATCATCAATACGGACTTTTAATTGTTCTGTTGCATCCGCCGAAGAAAATATACGTGCAGGGTTTAGCGCCGAATCTCCATATGAAATATTCTTTTCAATCAAAAGATGTGCAATTTCATGGCATGCTCCCCAAATTTTAGCGCCTGAAGGAGCACTAACTGANTTTAAATATAGATCTGAGCAATTAAAGTCTCTTACATCTTCAAATACTGGCTTTAGCATATTACACCCACCTCTTCTAGAATCTCTCTGTCTATCCACCAGTCTTCAAAAATATTACCTTCGTGCATAACATTTTCTTTAACAAGCTTATAATTATATTTGGTTAAAATTTCTATAGCCTCTTGCTTTACCAAGGCATTGCTTGGGTCCACGTAAAGGTCATGCTCAAATGTTACTATAGAGAACCTGTATCTGTCAAGAGGTAGTGCTTTGAGAGCCTGTAAAGACTGTGGTGCAGGCTCTATGTCTACCTGTAAATAGTCTACTCTTTCTGGAACATTGTTTTCTATAAAATAATCNAAATAATTAAATGTTGTAGCATCTGCAGTCACACACTTATTAGACCTATTAGAGTTATATTCATTTGATCTGGCTGGATCGATTTCTAGTGCCATGCCAGACCAACCATATTCTGTTTCAAGTAGGTAGGTGTTGCTCATAATCTTTGAGTCATACGCACCTATCTCTACATAAAAGCCGTTTCTTTTTTCTTTTAGGGAATTTATAACAAAAGACTCTTGCCCAGCCTGACTGTAGCTTCCACTATAAAGTATCATCTTTTTTTAATCAATCCAAACTGTTCTAGGTATCTTTGTATTGTCATTGCAGAAACCTTGCATTCAGCAGCAATTTCTGTAACTGTTTTCTTTTGCACTATGTACCTTCTGTGCAACCAATCTTTACTTTGATATAATTTCATCGTTCCGTTAAAACCTGATTCCCGTAGTATGCAATTCCAAAACTATCNGCTACATCNAAGTCTGTAATCTTATTTCCGTATTTGTTATTAAAGAAGTCTACTGTTCTTTGCTTACGCATGTTTCTTAACTGGTTTTGATACCANGAGTCTGCGTAACCTGGATTTTTNAATCTTATTGCAGACTTCTCATCTTTCGTCGGATTTTTGTTGCCAATGTACGCCTGCCACGAGGATGGGCTAATAGTNATAACCTTAGCACCAGTAGACATAAGCTCAGCAATAACAACTCCATAGACATANGATAATTTTATCACAGCGTCAGCAGACTTAACAAATACCGCACCCTCAACTACAATGTAGTCAGCCTTAAGCTCNTCTATCATTGCATNCATTTTTCTTTTGGCNTCATATNTTTTTTCGTATATGTCTTGNCCTTTAAGTTCAAGCTTNCCCCATTTTATTGGGACATTATTGTCCATGAGACAAAACGCTATTGAGTTTGTAGACGCATCTATNCCNAAAACTCTTACGGCTTTAGACTTAACAAGATTAGCTAATCCCATCAAGCATCTCCTTTAACCTTGCCCTTGTTTCCCGCTTTTGCTTATCAACGCACATAGTACATACAGTTTTTTCAGTGTATCTGCTTAGTTGTCCGCCGCATTTGCAAAGCCTTACTGCGCCATTTCTAATAGCTTTCTTTTCATAATACTTTTCCATGATCCTTTTGTTCGTTGCGATTCTGCAACATTCATCAGAACAATATTTTTGATTATGAGTTTTTGGCTCAAACTTTTGCTTGCAATCACCGTTTGCACAAATCATTACACTGTCACATCCATTGGAGATATGTGTACAGAACCTTCGTCTGCAGTTTTTGACCAGCAAGATTTCTTTAATGGGCAATACTTGCATGGAGACTTTGACTTTGTATACCCGTCTGGAATGACTGGAAGATCTCCTTCCTTAAAGTTATCCCAAACCTTGCATAGCCAATCAAATGTGTCGTTAATAATCTTTGAGTTTCTATCATTCATTTGAATTGGAATTACAAGCACCTCTTGGGTGTTCTTGTTCTCATACAAAAAGAATCCCTCTTTGGCATTTGTTAGCTTCATATAAGTAAGAAGCTGAAGCATATGGTTTGTTGAAGACTTCATCTCTGCCTGTCTAGTGTCCCAGACCTCCTGCTTTGCAGTTTTAATTTCTCCAATAACAGTTTCTCCGTCGTAATTCATAACTAGGTCTATGAAACCACGAATTGGTGGATATTCATTTTTAATTTCTTTTTCTTCTTCAACAAACTCTGGGAAGGTTTTAATTAAACCCTGAAGTCTTTCATGAGACTGTGTTCCAACAGCCATGTTAGCAACATTTACTGCGCTGTTGTCATCAATAAATTCTGCACCACTAAATGCCATGTACCAGTATCTTGGACAATTTCCATGACCATATCCAATGGTGCTAGGACTAAAAGAATACTTTGTCATTTCTCCATCTGGTCTTTTTGTGGCAAGGTAGGCGTCATCTAGTTGCTGACCAAAAGATGCTGGATCAAATTTTCCAACATACTTTTTAAACTTTAAATTACTTATAATTGCTTTACCCATTAAAGGCTATACCTCGCAGAATACTTAAGTGCATCAACTAATCTATCCAGAGCTTCTTTGACTGAGTAATAGACATTCTTTTTGTTGTTGTTTACAGTTCCAGCCTTATCTTTGGCAATAGTTGAGTAAAATGAGGCTAAAATGGCAAGTTTGGCACTAATTGCCTGCAATTCTATAATTAGCATTGGAGCTTTAGCAGAAGGAACTTCTGGGTTCATAATTAATTTTACCAGAATTGCAAGGGCTCTGTCTAACTGTTCGTCAGACATAAATTCATGCAAGTCATTAAATTCTGTAATTTCGCTTATAAGCTCTAAAGTATTCTTATCACTCATTGTGTGTCTCCCAACATTCTATTAATTGCTCTAGTAGTGCCCACTCAATTACTGCAAGTCTGGT